AGTGCCGACAAACTGACGCATACAAGAATTTCATTTTGACCGATGTATCAACTGCCAAAGAAAGATACAACAAGTTTTTGTTTGATGAAGGTGCAACCGACAACACAACTTTGGAAGTTGGTGAACACGAATACAGAATCTACGCACAGATTTCATCTAACAATTTGAATCCGTCATTGGCTGATGAGTTGGTTGAAACAGGCATCTTGAAAGTTCTCCCATTGTTAAACAACGAATTATTCTATCAGGTATCGTGAGCGAAAAAATATATACCACACAAAGGGATATGGGTGTTGAACACGAAGTTGATCTCACCAAGAAACTGTTCACCACAAACCGTGATATGGGATTTGAACGCAATGTAGAATTCAACCAAAAGAACTATGATGTGGATGCGTTGACTGCTTTCTTTTTATTGACTGAAGATTCATTTTTATTACTCCAAGAGGATGGAGGTCGTTTGGTAGAAAGTTATGGCTAACAAGAAAATTTCACAATTAGATTCGATAGGAACTATTGATGTCAATCAGGACTCAATTCCAATTGTTGACTATTCAGAGAATGTCACCAAACGGACAAACCTTGCCAACATCGGACAAAGGGTATTGGAAGCCAGTACAACCACAAACCTTGCCGAAGGGACAAACCTATATTTCACCAATACACGAGTTTACACGAAGGCAAAGGCAGCGTTCAAAGCTGGTTCAAACACATCTATCACTTTTGACGATGCACTTCAAACCATCACCATCGCATCTCAAGGCAATGTTCAATCCGTAAACACAAAGACGGGTGCAGTTGTATTGACAACAACGGACATAAGCGAGGGAACAAACGAGTATTTCACCGCAGCGAGAGTGAGGGCAGTTGTTTTGAGTGGGTTATCATTGGCAACCAATGCCGTGATTTCTGCAACTGATACCGTGTTGAGTGCCTTCGGAAAGTTACAAGCACAGATCACCGCCAATCTTTCAACACTTACATCACATACATCCGATACAAGCAACCCACACGCCACCACAAAAGCACAAGTGGGGTTGAGTGATGTGCCAAATGTAGACACCACAAACGCATCAAATATATCAAGTGGTACATTGAGTGATTCACGCCTATCATCTGCCGTTACAAAGCAAGGAAACACATTTAACGGGGCATCTCAATTGGTTCAGTTGGATGCATCTGCAAAACTTCCAGCCGTTGACGGTTCAAATTTGACAAACTTAAACATTCCACCTTCAACCGGTGGGGATTTATACTTATTTTATAACTACTAAAATGCCAGCAAATACATCACCCATATTCGCACTATCACCTGAACTTGCATTTGCAACGGTAACAGGTGCGACAACCGACCGAACAGGTGCAACGATGACAAACACCGTCACGCTTTTAACTGCTGCAACAAACGGCACAAAGATCACGCAGATTGGGGCAAAGGTTGCAGGAACAAATGCGGCAACTTTGGTTTTGATTTTTGTAAGTGATTCAAGCGGGGCGAATTTCAAGTTGTTTGATGAGATTGGATTAACTGCAATTACGGCATCAACAATCGTGACATCACAAAGAGCGGTGACTGCTTATTCTGATTTGCAGTTGAAGGCAGGGCAAGTCGTAAAGGTTGGAACTACCGTTGCCATCACCGCAGGGGTAAACATATTCGCAGTAAAAGGAGATTATTGAGATGCCTGACTTCGGGATAATGCGTGGCTTTAATGACAAGTTGTTTGGCAATAAGTTATACGCTGGGCAATTACCTACGCAGTTGGGGTTAATTGGTAGTCAACAGGTAGGTCTATTATTGGATACTTACCCAAATTCTGCGGCTGCTTATTCATTGCGTAAATTAAGGGCAGCGTACACGGGTAGTGCTATTCGTGTGAGGCGTACTGATTTAACTGAATCCGACATTGGATTTACAAGTGCTGGAAATTTAGATACAACCGCTTTACTTGGCTTTACGGGAACTGGTGCTTTGGACAATGGTTTTATTACGACTTGGTACGACCAAAGCGGTAACGGAAGAGATGCAACACAAACAACGGCAATAAATCAACCGCAGATAGTTAATAGCGGAAGTTTAATTTTGCAAAATTTCAAACCTGCTGTCCAATTTGATGGGATAAATGATAATTTTTTATTGAGTTCAAATATTCCAACAACAAATTCCACCTATTCGATTTTTGACGTTTCATTACCCACTGATGCAGTTAGTTCAGATACTATTTTGGGCGGTAATGCTGGGTCTATTCAAGTAAGATATGATGTTAGTAGGTTTGAAATTCTTAGAACACAACAATTGCTAATCTTAAGTGACAATTCAAGAGCCATTAATAACCAATATTTAAACTCATCTTTTACAAAAAATACTGGTAATTCAATTTATGCTAATAATGTTTTAAAGGTAACAAATACTATAAATCCATTATTCACACAACCAATTTTAAGAATGGGTGCAAGTTTAACGGGAGTAGAATTGATGAAAGGTACTATTCAAGAAGTTGTAATTTATACAAGTGACCAAATATTAAATGTTAATAATATTAATACAAACATAAACTCATTTTACTCTATTTACTAAATGCAAGGCTATATTTTTACAACCGAAATTGAAGCAATTAACGCAAGGGAATTGTGCGATACTTACTACGGCATCCCCGTTGCACCTGATGACATTACGCAGAATTGGGTTGACTATCAGTTTGCAGAATTAAACACACCTCAATTTTGGTACATTGTTTTTGATGAATCACTCACGCCAATACTTGGAACACCCACAGAATTTGAAGTTGTAACCCCACCTTTTCCGATCTAAATGAAAAACCTTAATGATACCACCGCAGCCATTGCCACCGCCATCACGGGTTCATCAGCGGTCATCACTTTTGCTCAAATTTATCAACCCCTTGTTACTTTTGGTGTGGGGATTCTTGGTATTATTTCGGGCATTTTGGCAGTTGTCTATTGGGCTAAAAAAATTAATCGCATCAAATGACCGTAAAAAAACCATCCGCAAATCCGCTACCAATTTCGTTTGATCAATTCCGAAAGAATCCCGTTGCTGGGGTTGCTTTCCTTGCATTGGTAGGTGTGAGCTATTTATACTATGATGTCAAGTCATCGTACACCGAGCAACTTGAGAACTCCAACAAGAAGATTGAAGCGTTGGATTTGAAGATTGACCGTCTCGGATATGCTCTCAAGAAATCCGATTCCGCATTGGCTGCTGCCATCACAGAACTCCGCATCATTAACACCGTCAAAAAATTATGAGGTACTTTGTCATTTTGTTTTGTCTGTTCATCGCAGCCATTGAGATTGCCTTCCCAGTTGGTGCAGTTACAACACCACCGATTGATGAGGTGGAAGCAATGTTGAAAAAGGTTGAATCAAATCTTCGTCAAGCATCGGCAGTTGTCTCCGTAGCAAAAGCCAAAGGAGAAGAAATGGTTGAAGGCAAAGTGCAAGAGAAAGAGCAATTGAAAGAAGCGGTGGTGAATGCTGAAAAGAAAGCCGAAGCCGTGGTTCAACAGATGCAAGTTGTTCAAGACCAAATGGAGGTGTATGCCGTCAAGATGGTAGGTGCTGGATTAGATACCACCACCACACCAATTGAGTTCAAAGGGAAGATCTATGATGCGTATTTGAACTATCTATCCGAAGGTGGCAAAGAGGATTTTGATTATTTTAGAATGTACTTATGGCAACAAAAGTAAACATCACATCATTTCGGGCTAAACCCAAAAACAAATTGGGCAGACATACCAAGCACAAGAACAAGCACAAGAGTTCCAAACCATATAAAGGACAAGGCAAATGATAGACAAAATCAAACAAGCAATGAAGGTGAAGAACTACAAGTTCTTTGAATCAGGTGATTACAACTTGAACATCATCGGCATTCGCAATTCGGATACTGGAAGCAAAGTGACAAATGTCTTTGATGACTTGTTAACCGTGAGTTACAAAATTGGGGATGTGTGGCATTTTAAGAAATGGGCTGCGACAACTGATCCCGGCACAAAGGGAGTGAAGGAATTTCACAATGCTCAAGGCGTTGCTCGTTTAGTTCCCGGACAATATCGTGGTTCACACGCCATCGGTTTGCATCAAGGTAAATACGAAGCATTAAAACAAGCCAAACCCGTGAAGGTTTATCGTGATGCCAACAAGGATATGACCTATGACACCAAGTTAATCACAGAAGGTATCTACGGAATCAACATCCACAAGGCTGGTGCAGATTCTACCTATGTTGAGAATTGGAGTGAGGGTTGTCAGGTGTTCAAAAAGTCAGCAGATTTCGATGAGTTTATGGCTTTGGTCAAGAAGGCTGCCACATTGCACGGAAATTCATTCACATATACACTTTTAGAAAGCAAAGATTTATGAAAAAATTAATGGAAATTTTCACGGGTGACAAAGGAGAGATGTCATCAAAACGATTCGTGGGCATTATCGGTGCTTTTGTTTTGTTTGCTACAATGGCTCATAATAGTTTGTCTCCTGCTGATATCGTACCTTCTCCAGAGTTGGTGAGTGCGGTTGAATTTATTGTGATTGCTTGTCTTGGATTCACATCTATTGACAAGTTCTCAAACAAAAAAGATTGATTGCTATTTGATAGAGATGATATTCCAAAGATTAAACTTTCACGATAACAAACTGCCTGTTTTCAAAGAAAACAAGGCAAAGGGATTCGTGACTTTTGGTGCTGACAATCTCTATCCTGATTTTCTAATTGAGTTATTCAATAAATCACCCAAACACAATGCCATTGTTTCTGCAAAAGCATCCTATGTTGCTGGAATAGGTACGGAGGTATTTGGTTCAAGCACGGAGGAGATTGCAAAAGCCCAAGCCAAACTCAAAAATATAAACGCCTACGAGACCTACGAAGAACTTAAAGCAAAAGTTGCATACGATGCCGAGTTGTTCAATGGTTTTGCAGTTGAGGTGATTTGGAACAAGGCAAAGACCGCACCTTCGGAATTTTATCACATCCCTTTCAAAGATATCCGCAAAGGTCTTGACGGTGATTTCGTGTATTGTGCTGACTGGACAGATAGCAAAGCGGAGAAAATCCACTATCAACCATACAACCCAATCACAAGGGAATCCAAGCAAATATATTATTGCCAATTTTACCGCCCCGGTCAAGGTGAATATCCCTTGCCTGATTATGTTGGTGCGTTAAAATACATTGAGGTTGATACCGAGATTTCAAATTACTATTTGAATAGCATCAAGAACGGGTTCACGGCACAAACTCACATCCAGTTATTCAAAGGAATCCCAACACCTGAAGAAGCTCGTGCAACTGCAAGGAGATTCAAAGAAAATTATCAAGGCACGGACAATGCCGGTGGGTTAATTATCCAATACAACGATCCGACAGAGAAGGAATCAGTCATCAACAACCTTCAGCCATCGGATTTTGACAAGCAATTTGACTTATTAAATAAGACCGTACAACAAGAGATATTTGTCGCACACAAGGTCAACTCTCCAATGTTGTTTGGAGTTCGTGTAGAGGGACAATTGGGTGGTCGTAGTGAGTTGATTGAAGCCTATGAGATGTTCCATCACGCCTACATTGAACCCCGTCAACAAAAGATTGATGACACCTTTGCTTACTTGCTTGAGCCTATCGCATCAGTTCGTTTAGAAACCATCAACAAACCACCAATCGGTCTTGACTATCAGGCTTTGTTTACCGCTGGAGTTATCACAAACGAAGAAGCAAGAAAGGAACTTGGTTTGCCATTGATTACTGATGTGAAACAATCATCTTTGAACGATGCCATTAATGCTTTGAGTCCGTTGGTTGCAAACAATGTGTTGTCAAATATGACAATTAACGAGAAACGCCAATTGGCAAATCTTCCACCAATTGCCGGAGGTGATTCATTGCCATCCGCTGCACCAGTTGCCCTATCAAAACAAAATCCTTTTGGATGGGATGATGAAACAGACATCAAAGTATTTCAACAATACGGAGAGAGTGCAGACAACTTTGAACCGTACAAATTTGAGTTTGTGGATGCCGTTGAAACTGCCATCTTGAATGTGTTGAAAGAGAATAAAGGGTTGCAAGTTGGAGACATCGTGAACATCACCAAACTGGATGCAAAGGTTGTCGCTGATGCCATTGCTAAACTTGCCAAAGCGGAGTTGATCAAATCATACGAGGACGGATTGGAAACAACCCCAAAAGGAGTTGAAGAAGTAAAGAGATTAGAAACCGAGATTGTCGTGCGGTATCGTTATGGTTTAGCCGCTGGGATTCAAGGTGCATTGGTGATTGATACAACTCGTGATTTTTGCAGACAGATTGCAGAAAGCAACCGTGTATATTCAAGGGAGGATATCAATGCGATGTCAACCCAATTGGGATACGATGTATGGAAGAGAAGAGGTGGTTGGTATCACAACCCCGTCTTGGATGTGAACACCCCACAATGTAGACATATTTGGGTTCAACAACTTTTAAGGAGGATTAAACGATGACCAATTTTGTATATTTCATTTCAACCACTTATCTCAAAGACAACACACCTTTGAATGAGAATGTGGATGACAAGTTGCTGAAGTCAGCAATCAAAGAAGCTCAAGAAATCTACATCCGTGATGTGATTGGTTCAGGTATCTATAATGAGTTGCAAGTACAAGCATTCGCTGGAACATTAACGCAGTTGAATACTACCCTTTTGGATTCATACATCGCACCTTGTTTGAAGTATTACACATTGACCGAAGCAATGCTTCCAATGACCTTCAAATTGATGAACAAATCGGTTGCATCTCGTGAGAGTGACAATGCAAGGGCGGTATCTGTTGAGGAAATGACAATGATTGAAGGTCGTTATCGTGATAAAGCGGAATACTATGCCAACCGATTGAGGGATTATCTTCGCACATACACCAATGATTATCCGTTATTCTTAAATCCCGGCAGTACCTTTGATACAATCCGTCCAAAGAACACCGCTTTTGTCGGTGGTATTTATCTTCCAACATCTCAAGATTGCTTTTGGAACTATGACTTCCCCAACGAGGACAAATAAGTGGCAAAAAAACAACGAAGCCAAACTTCTCAAATTTCTCAAGAATGACACTAAACCAAATAATTCAAAAGATTCAAACGGCAGCCGAAAGCCATAAGATGGTTCACAAGTTTGGCGTTGGTCAGCAGTCAAATATGACGGTTGAGAATGTTGAGTATTATCCTTTGGTTTGGTTGTATCCTGATGGATTCAATTTGCAGTCGGGTGGCAATCTTCAAACCTACAACTTCGCATTGCTTGTGATGGACAGAGTATTTGAAAGCGAATCGAACACCATTGAGGTTCTTTCGGATACCGCACAGATTATGACGGACATCTTTGCATTGATTGAAGACAACACACAAAACGATGAGGATTTTGAGATTGTGATTAACGGCAACGCATCTCCTTTCTACGATTCAAAAACTGATATTCTCGCTGGTTATGCAATCAACTTCCAAGTCCTCACTCCTTATCTACACAATACTTGCGTTGTTCCTGTTTAGTTGGTTGTGGGCG